ACACCACTGACGCACTTTTAACATAAAAAAGTACACCAAAGATTCGTAAAAATGCTTGACAAGTACACCGATGGTGTACTATAATTTAGATACAAGGTACACCAATGGTGTACTGCGAAAGGAGAATGAGAATGTATAAGGACGACGTGAATACTAAACGAATGTCGATCTCGCTCCCTCCGGAGCTGGAACGCGCCGTTACTGATCTGCGGAAAACCGATCGTTTTTGCAGATGCTCCTACGCGGAGATTATCCGGCAGTTGATGCAGGCCGGGATTGATGCAGTATCTACGGGACAGCAGACCCAGACAGGCAGGTAACAAGGAGGTTGCCCAAAATGCTAGGACACCACCCGTTTTACTTCTGGTCGCTGGTGGCAGCGGCCATTATCGGAGCTGTTATCATGTGGCGCATTGCGAGAGAGTCAACGTGGATTTACGCCATATGGGCGGCATTCAATTGCGGCATTGCCTACCTGCTCTTTATGGTTTGAGAGCATTGTAAAAATGCCCTCTGACGGCTGTGTACAGTGTGGACATTTCTTCGGTTTGGGGCTCCCCAAACACGTAATTGTTGCAGCTGCGGATGACCAACTCATTCAGTTTGTCAACGTCCTCCCGTGCGTCGGGAGGAATATATCCGCTCAGCTCTCCATACCGCACGCTATATGCCTCGAGGTTGTCAGATTTTGGCGAAGCAATGGCGCGTGCCAGGGTGCTGAGATACCCGTTGATAACCTCTCCGCGTTGAGCCTCGCGCTCTTTGAGGATGTACATCCTCCGGGTGTGGTGGTTGTTGATGAGGGCGACGACAATGGGCGACAGTACGTTGGCGCCGAGTACGATCCATGCGGCAGTTGCAGACCAGTCGATTTGAGACATAGGTAAATATCCTCCATCGGTTTGATACCGTCATTTTACTCCGATGGAGGCGGAACGACAAGGAGGTTGCCCGTGAAACCGAAACTGTATAGCGAGCTGCGCGCAGAGATGCGGCGGCAGCACATCAAGATCGTGGACGTTGCCGGATGGCTGGGGCTCAAGGATTACAGCGTCGAGCGGCGGCTGCGAAACGAGTGCCCGTGGAAGCTGGACGAGATGTATACCATCCTCGACGGGCTGCACATCCCCAACAACAAGATGCACATCCTCTTTCCGCCGGGCGGAGAGTGGGCGGGTGCGCTGAATGAGCCGCCCAGCGTCAACAGACAGCTGCTCATCGCGTTGCGCAAGCTCATCAATGAGTGCGTCACCGGCGGGAGCAAGTGACAGATAGGAGGATATCTCATGACCAAGGTTAAAAACGCCCAATCCCCATACGACGCGCTGATCGTGGCGCTGGACAAGGCAGCGGAGGCCGCGCGCGAATGCCGGGAGGCATACATCCGGGACACGGAGATCACAACCGAGTACATCCCCAACTGCAAGGCCGCTGTGCTGCTGGGCTGCTCTCCCTCGCACATCTGCCAACTGACCAAGGAGGGCAAGATCACCAAGTATGCGGCGGGCTACAACGTCGCCGAGCTGCGCCGGTATGCAAAAAATCCTCGGGCGGCTCGGCACCCGAAGGAATGGAGGGTATGAGGATGCGTAAATTATGGGGCAGGAGCATTGAGGACAAGCTGTTTGACGATTGCGACGAGCTCGCCGATATGCTCGATGAGCAGGGTGAGAGCGGAGCCAACGACCGCGCCGAACGCCGCTACAAGATAATCGTGACGACGGCCCTCTCGCTTATCTTTAGCCGCCTGGGCACGCTCTTGTTTCTTTTCAGCGTTTTTTCGGGCGTTGTGCTTGCGCTTCTTGCGATCCGCAAATAGCGCGGCTTCTCCATGCGGCGTCAATACGTAGTGCGTCACATGGACGTTGACAACGCCGGGGAGCTCGTCTGTGGCAAGACCGTCGGTATCAATACAGCCGGCCTCCATCAGGGCGTCAATCCAACGCTCATCCGCCGGAAAGGCGGCGTGCAGGTCATCAATGGCAACGCGCCCGTCGTGGCGCTGAATGTAGTCGAGCAGGGCAAGGGCTTTAGGCGATGCAAGCAAATTCATAAAACTGGCCTCCTTTGAGGCCAATATACCACCGGATGGAGGATATGACAATGGACAAAATCAGTGTGACCTATGACACCCGCATCATCGGGGACAGGTTTGAGACTGTGACTGTGCTGCCCATCAGTGAGCAAAACTGGGAGCGGTTGGAGCGCAGGGAGAGCGACATTGCGCACTGCATGATCGAGCCCGCGCTGGTATCGCTGGAAATGATGCTCGACAGGATCTATGTCCCCGGCAGCATCAAGAGCGTCAAATTGGTAAGAGAGTAGGAGGTACAGGACAATGGGACTGAGTGAGTTGTATTTGCAGATGGGCAGACTGATCTGCGCGTTTGTGATGATCGTGGGGATCATCGGCATTTTATGGCTGGCGGTTGACATCACGGCCAGCTGGGGACAAGAAAAGATCGACGCGACCGTCGAGCGCAAGCGCATGAGCTACCGCAAAATAGCCAAGCGGCACGGGAGGATTGTGAAATGAGCAAGGTCGGAGAGATGATGGGCAACGGCGGCAAAGGCAAGGTCGCGGTCGTGGACGATTACGACGTTGCGGAGCCGGAGCATTACGCGCTGATCGTGCTGGAGGACAACGTGGTGCATGAGCACAGCAAAAATATGCCGATCCTGGCGATCTTGCAGGGAGCGGCGCAGGCCGCGCTCGGGGCTGGCATCGGCAAAAACACCCTGACCGCGTTTGTGACGGGCGTTATTGAGGACGTATACAACGATGCCTCAAACGCATAAAAAAAGAGCCGCTGAAACAGCGGCCAAGAGAGAAAAACAATATAACACAAATAGAGTATAACGCGAAATGGAGGAATAATCAATGCCCTTTATGCCGATCGAAAAGCTAGATAACCTCATGGGCGGCGCAATGCAGGAGAAATTCCGCGTGGCGCTGGCCGAAGTATTGGCGAATGTCCGCGATCCCAACACCAAGGCGACCGCCAAACGCGGGATTACGCTGACGGTAATTATCGCGCCGAATGCCAACCGGGACACGGCACAGATGGAAGTGTCCGTAAAAACCAAGACAGCGCCCTCTGTGCCCGCCGAAACCACGATCTATCTTGACTACAACGATGATGGACTGGTGACGGCAACCGAAAAGCTTGACCAGATCCCCGGACAGATCAACATGGACGGCACGGAGACGCCGCTGCCCAATGTCGTGACGTTTGAGAGCAAAAAATAAGGAGGACAACAAAAATGGCTGAAAACAAGATGATCCAGACCCCCAACGACCGCGAATCCCTCGAATACCTTGTCAACCTTGGACGTGAGCGGACGGATATCCGCACGGTTGTCATCGGTGACAACGTCTACACTCCCGACAATCTGCGCATGATCCAGAAGGTTTATCCCCCGCGTCCGTCAACTTTCAGCGCGGCGACACTCTCTGGATTAGTGGATTACCTGCTGGCCGATGTGGACAAGCTGCATGCCAAGCATCCGCAGTATATGGTGTCTGTCAGCAGCCCCACCTGCGTTGAGGTGTACAGCCCTATTTACGGAGAGGAGCAGCGCCGTGACCTTGTTGCTAAATGTGTTGTGCAGCTGCCGGGGCTGCGGACGGATTGCTACATGGATGCGGAGGATTTTACCGTTATGGTGCAGACCAAGGTTGAGCAGTCCAACAACCGTGACCTTGTGCTTAAGTTTGTCGGCTCGATGAGAGATGAGCAGAGCAATCAGGTGGCCGACGATGGGTTTTCCCAGCGCGTGACGATCAAGACTGGCGTGTCTCAGGTGGGAGATGTGACGGTGGTCAATCCCGTATACCTTGCGCCCCGCCGCACCTTTCCCGAGGTTGCCCAGCCGGAAAGCCCCTATGTGCTGCGGCTGAAAGAGGGTCCAAAAGCGGCGCTGTACGACTGTGACGACCACACTTGGCGGGTTGAGGCGATTGCTAGCATTGGCACATGGCTCCGTGAGCAGCTTGTAGACGATCCCTGCTTTGTGGTAATCGCATAAAAACAAAAAGGAGACAACGACACCTCAAACACATAAAAAAAGAGCCGCTGAAACAGCGGCCAGAGAATGACACTACAACCATAGGATAGCACGACATCGCCAACAAATCAAGTGTTTTCGGGGGCACAAGCCCAAACTGGAGGAGATTATGTGGATAGAGCTGCACGACAACCTGCCCGACCATCCCAAAATTGTGAAGCTGGCCGCTCTGACCAAGATGGACAGGGATCTGGCGCGGGCAAAACTTGAGCGCCTGTGGTTGTGGGCGCTGACCAATCGTCTGAGCGGGGCACTGTCCTATGACGACGTGCTGCTGCTGACGGATGTGATGCGGATCAAGGGAGATCCGCAGAAGATGGTGGACGCGCTGGTTGCGTGCGGCCTGCTGGAGGACACCGGGAACGGATATTACATCCACGACTGGGATGAGCACGCCGGAGCGCTGATTGATCGACGTGAGCGACAGCGCCAACAGGCGCGCGAGCGCAAACGGAAGTCGCGTGACAAGTGTGAAGATGTCACAGATATGTCACGCGTGACAAGCGTGACTGTCACGCCCCCTACCGTACCTATACCTAACAAAGACAGTATAGACGACCCTACCACCCTATCTGTCTGTGCGCGCGAGGCGGACGGCCAACCTGTGGATAACTCTCCGTTGTCTGTGGATAACTTAGACGAGCAGATCCGGGAGACGATCACGGAGGGGTTTACCGCCACGGCAGGGCGCGCGCCGAAGAGGACGGAGGTGGATGCGCTCATGGCCAACACGGGCGCGGACGGCGGGATGTCGCCGGACATGATCCGGCTTGCCGTGTCCAAGGCAGTGACCTACGGCGCATCCTCCATCGCGGGGTACGCCTGCAAGGTCATGGGCGGATGGAGATTGCATGAGCTATTTACGCCGGAGGCGGTCGAAAGATGGGAGATGCAGAGAGATGCAGGCACATAAGCTCGTCATTGAGGGCACGTTGCCGGGACTCAATGAGTACAGCGACACCGAGCGCAGGACTTCGGGCGCTCAAGCAGCCGCACGGCTCAAGCGGGACACGCAGGAGCTCATCGGCTGGTATATCCGGGCGCAGCTGCGAGGGCTGCGCATCGAGCAGCGGGTGAGACTCGAGTACCTGTGGGTAGAGCCCAACCGCCGCAGGGACATGGATAACATCGCATTTGCTCACAAATTTGTCCAGGATGCGCTGGTTGAGCAGGGCGTGCTAGGCGGTGACGGATGGCGATATATCAGCGGCTTTGCCGACACGTTTGACGTGGACCGGCAGAGGCCGAGAGTGGAGATCAAGATCATCGAGGAGGATTGAGCATGGAAGAATATATCAAAAAAAGCGCTCTGAGGGCGTGCATATCTGAGTGGCTGGATGAGCTTCTGGCGGAAAAGCCAAAGACGCGCGCGGGAAAAAGAGCGGTGGAACGAGCGTTTTATGCGTATCACAAGGTCGCTGGCTATTTAGCCCAGGCTGCGCCGGCGGACGTAGTCAGTGCATATGACGAGGCGGTGGGGCCTGTGGACCGTAAAATGCTTATGGAGATGCTGAGCAGAGAGTATCGGCAGATACAAAAATACTGGCGCGATACGTCGTATGGGCGCGAAAAATATCTTGAGGGCTATCGCGCGGCGATGGAGACGGCGCGGAACTATACCGAGAGCATGGGGGCGGCACGCGATGAACGGAATGTGTGACGAGACCTGCAAGGGCTGCGTATATGTCAGGGTGATGGCGGGTGAGATTGGATTTGGCAATCGGCGCACACGACAGACGGCGTGGTGTGATTTTATCGGCGTAAATGGGCACTCGCGCCCGTGCCCGGCCGGTAAGGGATGCACAGAACGAAAACACGCCGACCCGTACCATTACGAGCTGCATTTCCATACCGAGTTCCCGATTACGGTCGATGTTAAGCCATAAGGAGGACGAGCGGCCATGATGATCGGCGCATACGACGGCAAGGAGGGGTGACGAGTGGAGCAAGCAGAGCGCAAGCGCATCAACACGCTGCTCTGGCAATGGGGGACAGCGCTGGAGGATTGCGAGCGGAGACGTGAGGAGATTCGGCGGCTCATGGCACAGGCAGAGGATGCGACCTGTGTTCTGCGGGCGCAGGCGCTCACGGCTATGCCGAGGGGCAGCGGCGTCAGTGATCCAACCGCCGCCGCCGTGCGAATGAAAGACGACGCGCTGCAACGGGTGGCCGTGCTGACAGAGGAGATTAACGCAATCATGGCGCGCAAGGTCAAGATGGACGCGGTCATCGGGATGCTGCCGGAGAGCAGACAGACACTGCTTGACCTGAGATATAAGCGCGGGATGGGATTGACGACGCAGATACCGATGCGCATGCACATCTCGGAGAGGACGGCATTTTACTGGCGGGATGAGATCCTCGATTATCTTTGCAGTTTTTTGCAGGATATTTGTGGTAACATATAATCGTGGGATTGAGACGGGACAACCTCAGACCACGGATATCCTCCTATATCCTCTCTAGTGTGGGCGTGTGTTGGTAAGGCGATGCACGGATAGCCACTCGCATTTGCGGGTGGCTTTTCCCGTCCTTGCGCAGCAAGCAAGGATGGAGGCAATGAGGACGGGAGAGCGAGACAAACGTTCCGCGCGTCGGGGCGCTGTCAAGATTATGAGACAATGCAGGGAGGTGCAGCCGTGAGATATGCGTGCCCATATTGCGGACGGGTGCATGACAAGCGCAACGCTTGCGGGCTGGCACCCACTCGTCACGAGAGCGACACCGAGCAACGACGCCTGCGCAACCGTCAGGCGTGGAAAAAGGTCAAGAGACTGGCCAATGAGAGGGACGGCTATCTGTGCGTGATGTGCCTGGCAGAGGGGACCATCACCTACGGAGGATTAGAGACACATCACATCGTTCCGCTTGCCGTCGCGCCGGAGCTGGCTTACGACATTGACAACCTGGCCACCCTTTGCAAGCGGCATCATGAGGCGGCGGAAAAGGATCCCCCCGACTCCCCGTCGGCGTTTTGGGAGAGCCTTCGCAACTACGGCAACCCCTCAGCGTGGAATTTATTGCGAAAACCCGGCGTTTGAGATTTGGAAGGAGGCGGCGGGAATGGGACGACCGGCAAAATCTGTTGATGTGCTGACGAGCACCAAATCGTCGCACCTGACCAAGGACGAGATCCGCACGCGCAAGGCGGCGGAAAGCGCCGGACTCTCCGGGACCAAGCTGCGCGAGCGCGCGGAGGTCAAGAGCGATCCGGTTGCGCACGCGGAATTTTTGCGCGTGTCCAGGTTACTGACAAAAGTCGGCAAGAACGACGCGATGTTTGAGCCGATCATCAACCGCTACTGTCAGCTGCAATCCGAGTGTGCAGCGTTTGAGGAAATGCGCGGAGAGTTTGAGGCAGACCTGAAAGAGCTGCGCGCGAATGTGGAAATCGAGGACGGGACGCGCTACCGGCTGAAAGCCAAGATGCAGGACGCGATCCTCAACGCCGACAAGCAGATCCAGCAGAAACGCAAGATGCTGTTTGACATCGAGCGCGAGTGCGGCATGACTGTCTCCTCCGCCGTCCGCATCGTGCCGAAGGCCGCACCGAAGGAAACCAATCCGCTGTTGGAGATACTGGGTGGAGATTGAGAGCAGCCGCGCGGCGGAGTACGCGCGCTGGTGCGTCGCGGAGACCGGCGGACAGGTGCCGCACTACGTCAAGCTGCAAGCGCGGCAATGGCTCGACATCCTCGAGGGCAAAGTGCCCGGTGCGCGTGTGGACGATGCGGCGTATAAGCGGGTGAGCAAACTACTGCGCCTGATGGTGCATCCCGACCTTGGCTGCCCCATGGCGGACGGACTCGAGGACTACGCGCACCTGCTCATCGCGGCAGTGTTTTGCACGAGGACGGACGACGGCGCGCGATACTACGAGACCGCCGTGCTCGAGATTGCGCGAAAGAATTTTAAGACGTTTAACAGTGCGGCGGTGTTTATTCTGCTGATGCTGACAGAGCCGCGCTTCTCCCGCTTTTTCTCGGTCGCACCGGACCTGAAGCTGTCCTCGGAGCTCAAAGTGGCGATCCGCAAGATCATCAAATCCTCGCCGCTGCTTGCAGACGACAGCGTCTTTAAGGTACTCCGCAGCGAGATCCGCTGCAAGCTGACCGACAGCGACTATACGCCGCTTGCGTACAGCAACGACAAGATGGACGGCAAGCTCGCCAATGCGTTCCTCGCGGATGAGGCGGGCGCGATGGACAGCTACCCGATTGAGGCTATGAGATCCTCGCAGATCACGCTGCGCTCCAAGCTGGGCATCATCATCTCGACGCAGTACCCAAACGACGAAAACGCCATGATCGACGAGATCGACATCAGCAAAAAGGTGCTGGACGGGCTGCTCGAGGGGCGACGCTTTGCGCTGCTGTATGAGCCGGACAACGAGCTGCTGGGTGAGGATCACTGGCAGACCGACGACCGGGTGATTTACCAGGCAAACCCGGTCACGATCAAAAACGAGAATATCTTCAAGGCCATCGCCGATATGCGGACGATGGCCATTTTGTATGAAAACAAGAGAGAGAACTTTTTGTGCAAGCACTGCAACATCAAGTTTAAGGGGCTGGGCACAGAGGGCTATGTCGAGGTCTCAAGGGTGCAAGCGTGCCGGCGCGACGCGGATGACAAATGGTGGCGCGGGCGGCGCGTGTGGCTGGGGCTCGACCTCTCACAGACCGACGATAACACGGCGGTTGCCATGGTCACGACGGAGGACAACAGGATCTATGCACGGGTGTGGGGATTTATTCCGGCAGCGCGAACGCTCCTGAAGTCCAAGCGCGAGGGCGTCAACTACGACCGCATGATCAAAGACGGCGTGTGCTTTGCGTGCGGCGATGAGGTCATCGACTACGGCGACGTGGAGCGCTGGATCATCGGGTTGCAGGAGCGGTACGGTGTGGAGGTCATGCAGATCGGCTACGACCGATACAACGCAATCAGCACGGTGCAAAAACTGGAGGAGGAAGCGCTGGAATGCGTGGAGATCAAGCAGCACTCGTCCGTGCTGCACAGCCCGACCAAGTTGCTGCGCGAGCAGATCCTGAGCGGTGCGTTTGGCTACGACGCCAACCAGCTGCTTGAGATCAATTTTCAAAATGCCCGCTGCACGAAGGACACAAATATGAATCTGTATGTCAACAAAAAGCGCAGCGCGGGCAAGGTCGATATGGTGGTTGCGCTGATCAACGCCGTGTACCTCGTGCAGCAGGAGATGCTGTACGGCAGCGGATTTGCGGCGCAGGTATTTTGACGAGGTGAAACGATGGGATGGATTAAACGAGTGCTCGGCCTCGAACGCCGGGCAACAGAGGTGGAAATCGAGAGCACGCTGCTGCAAAGCCTACTCGATGAATCGGATGTCACACGTGAAACAGCCTTGCAGGTGCCGACCATCAGCGGCGGGATTGACCTGCTCGGCGCGCTGGTGGCTAGTACGCCGATCAAGCTGTACCACGAGCACGACGGCAAGGCGCACGAGATTGTGGGCGATCCGCGCATCCGGTTGCTGAATGACGAGACCGGCGACACGCTCAACGCCAACGAGTTTTGGCGCGCGATGGTCCGGGACTACTACCTCGGCAAGGGTGGCTATGCGTACATCCAGCGCAGCGGGCTGAGCGTCATCGGTCTGTACTATGTCGATGAGCGCAATATCAGCGTGGCACGCGGCGCGGACGCTATCTTTAAGGAGTACGACATCTTGGTGCAGGGAAAGCGCTACCTGCCGCACGACTTTTTGCGCATCCTCCGCAACACGCGGGACGGCGCAGAAGGAATCCCCATCACGCGCGAGAGCAAGACGCTGATCTCGACCGCGTACCAGACGCTGCTGCTTGAGCGCAAGCTCGCGCTCATGGGCGGCAACAAAAAGGGATTTATCCAGTCCGCGAAAAAGCTGACGCAGGAGGCCATCGAGCAGATCCGAAAATCGTGGAACGAGATCCACTCCAACAACGCCAGAGCCGACAACATCGTGGTGCTCAATGACGGCGTCACATTTAAGGAGTCCAGCGCGACGAGCGTCGAGTTGCAGCTCAACGAAAACAAGCGCACCAACGCGGATGAGTTTGCGAAGATCTTCCACGTGCCGTCGGGCATGATCGGCGGCACGGCAACGCAGTCGGACATTGCCAGCCTGGCGCGTCTGGCCGCGATCCCGCTGATGGAGGCCATCGAGTGCGCACTCAACCGCGACCTGCTGCTGGAGTCCGAAAAGGGCTCACTGTATTTTGCGTTTGATACCAAGGAGCTGCTCAAGGCCGATATGCAGACGCGGTTTAATGCGTACAAGACCGCGCTGGACGCGAACTTTATGCAGATCGACGAGGTGCGATTTGCCGAAGATCTCGACCCGCTCGGCCTGACGTGGATCAAGCTCGGCTTGCAGGATGTGCTGTACGACCCGCGCACCAAGCAGATTTATACGCCCAACACCAATCAGACCACGCAAATGGACGAGCAGCCGTTGCCAACGGATGGAGACCGTGGTATAATGAATGAGCGGGCACAAAAGCGAAGAGAAAACGGCCAGTTTGGCGAGAGCGACGGCATGGGTGGAAAGGACTCCGGCGGGACTGGAGGACAAGGAAGTGCGGCAGAAGCGGAAGCCCCACCGAAAACGCGGAAACAGCCTAATGGTAGTATAGTGCTGGTAGCGGGTGAAAAGGAGCGCTATCGCAAAAATATCATTGGCACCAAGTGCGGCGATGGCGTGAAAATCACGCGGTTTGGTAAGTCACACGTACTGGGAAGAATCGCGAAGCGAGGAATATCTCCAAAGCAGATAACGGATGCTCTGAAGGACAAACATCCGGACGCGTCAAAAACAATAGAGGGGAGATTTGCCTACAAAGACCCGAAGACGGGAGTGCGTGTTATTGTTGACCACAAGGACGGCGCAATCGTGACAGTCACCAACGAATAGAGGGGTGTAATGTGTTTGACAAAGAGATGTTCACGCCGGAGGAACGCGCGTGGATTAAGGACGAAATAAAAATCGATCTCGACCGCCAAGAATTTACACAAGAGGTAATGAACAATATCTGGTGGGGAGCGATCGACATCGAATGCGACGAAGCAGAGCTGGAGGATGAAAGATATGCGGACGTTGATACGGATGCAGATGATTTTGTCCCGGAGGAAACGGACCGCATAAAAATGGCTTGCAGAATTGTCGATAAGACGAACGCGAAATGCACGATATAAGCCAACAATAAAACCGAAAGCATCTTGAGAAATCAAGGTGCTTTTTTGTTGCCAGGAAAAGGAGTGAGAGCATGAGAATTGAGATCCGCGCCGATGGGGCGCATATCTCCGGGTATGTCAATGCCACGGAGAAAAAGAGCAATCCGGTCATGACGCCGCACGGACGGGTAGTCGAAGAGATCGAGCCGCGCGCGTTTGCGGAGGCGCTGGAACGGGCACAGGACGTGCCGCTGACGGTGGACCATACGGAAAAGGTGTATGCGTCTACCGGGGCGGGTACGATGGAGCTACGTGAGGACGGCATCGGCCTGCACGCGGACGCGACCGTTACCGATCCCGTGCTGATCGACGCGGCGCGCGGTGGGAAGATCCGTGGCTGGTCCTTTGGGATGTACAACGTGCAGGACGAGATCGAGCAGCGGGCGGACGACGTGCCACTGCGCAAAATCAAGGCTCTGGACCTTGACCATGTGACGCTTGTGATTGACAAGCGCCCTGTGTACAGCGCGACCTCGGTTGAGGTGCGCGCGGATGCGGAGGCGGTCGTGGAGACCCGCGCCGCATATGGAGACGCACAGATCGTGGACAATGTGCCGCGATTTGATAACTCGGCCTACCGCGCACGCGTGGAGGCCATCAAAGATGTGAAGGAGGCAAACGAATGAAGAACCTGAAAGCACTGGTCGAGCGCCGTGCAAAGCTGCGCGGCGACATGACCGCCATGGTCGAAAAGGCCGACACGGAAAAGCGCGCGCTGTCCGAAGAGGAGGCCGCTGCGTTCGACAAAGCCGAGGCGGAGATCAAGGCACTCGACGAGACCATTGCGCGTATCAAGCGGATGCGCGACATCCCCGACGAGCCCGATGAGCCGCAGGGCGGCGAGGGCGGCGCGGACACGCTGTCCGAGGAGGAGCGCGCCTTTGCGGACTACGTCACCGGCAAGGTGACGGAGTTGCGTGCCGGCGAACAGAACGTGACCATGGGCAACAACGGCGCGATCATCCCCACGAGCATTGCGGACAAGATCATCAAAAAGATCAAGGACGTGTGCCCCATCCTTGAACGCGCGACCATGTACAACGTCAAGGGCACGCTCAAGGTCCCCGTCTGGGGCAAGGCCAACACCACCCACGACATCGCCGTGGGCTACCAGACCGAGTTTACCGACATCACCGCCGATGCGGGCAAATTTACCAGCATCGACCTGTCCGGCTATCTTGCCGGCGCGCTGGTGCTGATCGGCCGCTCTGTTGAAAACAACGGTGCGTTTAGCGTGGTCGATTTTATCACCACGCAGATTGCCGAGGAGGTTGCGGCGTGGATCGAGGGCCAGCTGCTGACCGGCACCGGCACGTCCGCCGCGCAGGGCGCGCTGAACTGCGACAACACCCTGACTGCCGCGGGTGCGACCGCCATCACCGCCGACGAGCTGATTGAGCTCCAGTCCAAGGTCAAGCAGGCGTACCAGGGCGACGCGATCTGGATTATGAATCCTGCCACCTTTACGGCGATCAAAAAGCTCAAGGACAGCAACAACCGCTACCTGCTCCAGGACGATATCACCGGGGATTTCCCCTTCCGCTTGCTGGGCAAGCCGGTTTATCTGTCCGACAACATGCCTGCCGTCGCCGCGTCTGCTAAGACGATCCTCTACGGCGACATGCGCGGCCTGTCCGTCAATTTCCGCGAAAACATCTCGGTCGAGGTCCTGCGCGAAAAGTACGCCACCCAGCACGCGCTGGGCGTTGTGACCTGGTTTGAGTTTGACTCCAAGGTGACGGACAACCAGCGCATGGCGGTGCTGGTGCAGAAAGAGTCCTAACGGAGGGGGCAAAAAATGAAGCTGAGCGAGATTACCGCCCAGCTGGTGAAGCGATACGCGCACATTGACGGCAACGAGGATGATGAGCTCATCGAGCAGGTCATCCTCCCTGCCGCGCGGGCGTATGTGCTGAGCTATACCGGGCAGACCGCAGGGGCGGCGGACGAAATCCCAGATCTGGCCGTTGCGTGCCTGGCGCTGAGCTGCCACCTGTACGATCACAGGGACATGTCGGAGGACAAGGCACAGATCAACGCAGTGATGGACGGCATCCTCGGGATGCATGCACTCAACTACCTGTAAGGAGGCATTGACATGGCATTTACCGCGCCGAATCCCGGCCGGATGCGCTGGCGGGTTACGATCGCAAAGGACACAACAGACACGCTGGACGCGGACGGCTATCCGACAGCGGGAATGCAGACGATCTGCGAGGGACGCGCGGCACGGATCGAGGCCGGGTATGGATTTGACACCGCCCAGCGCGATGAAGCGCAGCACGTCCAGCAGCGCACGGTGACAATACGCTACCTTGCGGGAGTAGACGAGACCTGCCGTGTCTATATCCACGGTGACGGGGACAAGGCGCAGGATCACGCATGGTGGAAGGTCATTGGCCTGTACGATCCGACCGGGAGCAAGAGCTGGCTCTCGGTGACGATTGAGAGGGTGGTTGCACAATGAGCGTCAATGAGATCATTCGCGGCGCGCTTGCGCCGACCGGGCTGACGTGCGTGCCGGACACGCACGTCCCCGGCGCGGGAACGTATTACACCTTTGCAGTGGACACGGTCCCGGCGGCGTGGGGCAACAACAGCCCGGACGCGGAGATTTGCAGCGTGTCGGTGCATCTGTGGGGGCCGTCCAAGGACAACCTGCTGGCGCTGCGTGCGAAAACGCGCCGTCTGCTGCACAACGCGGGGATGACGTGGCCAAGCGAGATCGACGCGAGCGACGAGGACGGGCAGCACTATCTGTATGAGTGCCAGGTCTTGCAGCCGGTCCCACAGGAGGCGTGAAATGGCGAAGCTCAATGTAGACTCCGCAAAGCGCGAGCTGGAGTCCGTGCTTGCACTGACGCAGGACATGTCGATGCTGCCGGCAGAGGTGCAGGACGCGATGCTGCAAGCGGAGGCCGAAGTGGTCTACCGCGCGCAGCATGAGTCCGCACTCAAGGATCTGGATGAGAGAGGTTACAGCACGGGCGCGACGGCGGCGGCACTCGCCATCGACAAGCCCAAGGGCGGCAAAACGCGCTCCATCTCCATTGTATTTAAGGGCAAGCGCGGCGCGGGAAAGGCGAGGCGCTCCACATCCACAGTGGCATTTTTTAACGAGTTTGGCTCGAAGAGAATCCATGCGCGGAAGTGGATACAGAAGGCCAACGAGAGGAGCGCGGACGAAGCGGTGAAGGCCGCGATGAAGGTATACGATAACTGGCTCAACAGCCATTGAAAGGAGTAAAGCATGGCAAGATACGGTGCAAAATATGTCAAATGGGCGCCTTACAAGACGGCGGACAGCTCGTCCGCCGCGCCCGTGTATGACAACAGCAAAGCGGTCGAACTATCCGAGCTGACGACCGCCAACTGGACGCCCACCATTGCGAGCGGCCAGCAGTACGGCAGCAACATCAAGGTTGAGGACATCTCGCAGGTCAAGGGCGGCACGCTGGCGCTGGAAGTGACCGACCTGCCCGAGGCGGCGCGCATTGCGATCTACGGCAACAAGCAGGACAGCGAGTCTGCCGCGACCAAGTCCGTGCAGGGCGCGGAAGACGAACCGCCCTACGGCGGAGTTGTGTACATCAAGTGCGGCGTGCGCAACGGTGTGTATTACTGGGAGGGGTATTTTTACCCCAAGTGCAAGGCGGTGCCGACGGCGGACGGCGTGCAGACTGGCAACAGCTCCATTACGCTGACCGGCGACAGCCTGAGTCTGTCCGTATTCCCGCGGCTCAACGACCAGGGCGTGAGGGAGATCTCCAAGCGCTTTGACACGGAGGCCGCTGCCGTCACCTGGTGCAACACGCAGCTGGGCATCACCGGGGGCTGATGAGACACGGAGGCGGGCAGGGATATCCCTGCCCGCTATTTTTGAATATAAACGGGGAGGATCGAGATGAAAGAGGTAACTGTGAGGGTTGCGGGGCAGGAGATCCCGCTGTATTACAACGGCTATGCGATGTACGCCGTGCGCGATCTGCTGGGTGAGGAAAAAATCTATGATGTATTGGCGCAGGACACACCGGAGGCGTTTGAAAAAACGTGCGAGATTGCGTCGATCCTTGCCACGCAGGGCGAATTATACCGCCGCTACATCGGCATGGACAAGGGGCACATCCTCTCCGCGCAGGTGCTGCGGCTGATCCTCCGCCCGGCGGACATGGTGGCGCTGCGCAAGGCGATCATGGACGCATTTGTGGCGGGGATGCAGGCGGAGCAGCCGGAGGACGCGGACGTTGACCTCGGTTTGCAGGAGCTGGACGCAAAAAAGAGCAAAAAAAAAGGCTGACGCGCGCTGAATACATCCACTTGGGGCTGCTGCTCGGGCTGGACCCGCGCACGACCCTGATGATGCGCCCCGGCGAGGTTGCGGAGCTCGCCCAGCTGCGCGCGCCGCGGGAGAAAGGTGAGGACAGATGAGCGTAACGCGCACAATATCGACAAAACTGGCCATCGAGGGCGAGGCCGAATATCAAGCCAAAGTCAGAGAGTGCAACGCGGCGCTGAAAGAGACCGGATCGGCGCTGGATCTGGTCAACGCCAAGTACGACGCCAACGACAAGAGCATGGAGGCGGTCAAGGCACGCGGCGAGGCACTTGAGGCCATGTACGACGCGCAAAACAAAAAGCTGACGGAGTCCCGCGCCGCGTTGGAAAACGCCCGGCAAGCGCAGGAAAAGCATGGGAAAACCGTGGACGATCTCAAAAAGCGGCTGGCAGACGCGACCGACGAGCTCAACAAAATGACCGAGAGCGGCGAGGACAACGAGGAGCAGCAAAAGGCGCTCAAGGACGAGATCGACAAGCTCAACAAGGAGCTGGGCATCGCACAGAACATGTATGACGCAGCGTCCAAGGGCGTGACCAACTGGACGATCTCGGCCAATAAGGCCGAGGCCGATCTCTACAAGCTCCAGCGCCGGATCGAGGAGAACAACAAGACGATGGAGGACACGCCCGGAACGGCGAAAGAGGCAGGCGACTCGCTGGGCTACTTGGGCAAGATGGGCGAGGACGCCAAGTCCATGATCGGTGATTTTTTGGGCAAGGCAGCGGAGATGGCCACGCTTGCGGGCATCATTGGGATCACAAAGCAGCTCGGCCAAGCGCTCTATGATATGGCGGACGCCTATATGGAGGCGGCAGCAACCATCGAAAAAGCCACCGGCGCGACCAAGGACGGCCTGAACGACATGACCAACACGGCCTATGAGGCGCTGGCGCAGACGTACACCACGCTGGACAACATCTCCGGCGCGGTCGGCGAGATCAACACGCGCTTTGGCGTGACGGGCGACGATTTGGAGCGCCTGACGGTGATGTTTGCGGAGTTTGCCCGCATCACCGGCAAGGACGTCGTGGGCGCGGTGCAGCAGGTCTCCAAAATCGAAAAAGCGTGGAATATCGACATGGCGGACACGGAGCTGCTCATGGACAAGCTCGCCAAGGGCGCGCAGGCATCGGGCATCTCGGTAGACAGCCTCTCCTCCATGCTAATCGAAAACAAGGCGCAATTTACCTCGCTGGGGTACGGCCTCGACGAAGCAATCGGGCTGCTGTCCATGATGGAGCTGGAGGGCGTCAACGCGTCCCAGGCGCTGGCCGGTCTGCGCGCAGCCGCGAATAAGCTGGCCAGAGCGGGCAAGGACAGCAAGGACGGCATCCAGGAGTATATCCAGGCGATCAAGGAGGCAAAGACGCAAACCGAGGCGGCAAAGATCGGCCTGGAAGCCTTTGGCGAGGACGCGGGAGGCACACTGGTCGAGGCGATCCGCTCGGGGCGGTTTGAACTCGGCGAGTGGACGGAGATGATTGCAACCGCGGACGGCACCCTGCAAGCAACTGCGGACACCTCCAAGACGTTTGGCGAGATCTGGCAAAACGTCAAAAACCAAGTCACGGCCAGCATCCAGGAGATCGGGCAGCAGATCGACCAGATGACGGGCAAGACGGCGGACGCGCTGACGCAGTCCGATGCGATGCTTGCCGATGCGCAGAGCAATTACGAGGCGTCTAGCAACCGCATCGCCGCGGCGAGCACGGTGGCTGCTGAATACGTCGCCCGGCTGGATGCGTTGGAAAAGCAGGGCGTGACCACGAGCGAGGCGCAGCAGGAGTACAACAACCTGATTGAGCAGCTCAATACCATCATGCCGGAGCTCAACCTCCAACTGGACGAGCAGACCGGACTGCTCAAGGGTGGCGCGGAAGCCTTGCTGGATAACGTCGAGGCATGGAAACAATGGGCGACGCAGCAGGCCATGCAGGACAAGTACACCGACACGCTCAAGGCATACGGACAGGCGCAGGTTGAGGTTGCCGAAAACACTGTCAAGCGCGCGGAAGCACAGGAAAAGGTCAATAAGGCGCAGGCGGAATATAATGCCGCATATCTTTTGTGGCAAAAAGCGCTGAGCGAAGAGGATTATGACGCGGACATCCCAAGCTTAGAGGACGCGTGGAAAGATGCTGGTGCTACCCTCCGAAAAGCGCAAACAGAGCTCGAGAATTACGACAAGGCGCTCGATGACGCCAACGAAACGATGGAGGACTGCAACGAGCAGATCGAGGCCATGGGCAAGGTGCTCGATGAGACCACTGACACCACGGTGGAGGACACCGAGGACATGGCGGACAGCTGGGAGCAGTACGCCGAGAGCGCGGGAGCGGCGGTCGAAGCGATCAATGCCGAGCTGGCCGCGCTGCAAGAGGAGTACAAGGCGGCGTATGATACGGCGCGGACGGCCATCGACGGACAGATCTCCGCATTTAAGGAGATGCACCAGGCAACGGCGCAGGAGGCGCAAGCTGCTGCCGAAGCACTGGGCAAGGCGCTTGAGAGCCAGATCCAGTATTTGGCCGAGTACAACGCCAATTTTGAGGATCTAATGAGCCGCAACATTGACGGCATCGACAAACTGGCCTCCGCCCTCGCGGACGGAAGCGAAGAGAGCGCGGCCATCCTTGCCGGCCTGTCCGACATGACGGACGAGGAGATCGAGGACATCATCGACAAGATGGGCGACGTCGAAAAGGGCAAAGACGTATTTGCCGAAAACGTGGCCAAGATGCAGACCGACTACGACGAGCGGATGGAGGGCATCCGCACCAAGACGCAGGAGGTCATGGAGGACGTGGTGCAAAAGCTCAACGAGAGCGAGCGCGCCTACGCCAGCGCGGCGTCCACCGGCGCAGCCGTTGCGGAGGGCTTGCAGTCGCAGGTCGGCGCGATCCAGGCGGTTGCGGACGAAATCAACAGCATCCTGCAAAGCATCGGCAACATGGCCGACCAGGTGAGCGCCAAGGCAGGCAAGATCAAAAAGCCGGGGCAGAGCAAAAATGGAACGTCGGCGGCGGTCGGATTGTACAGCGTCCCGTATGACGAGTTTGAGGCAGTGCTCCACCAGGGTGAGCGCGTGCTGACGGCAGCGGAGGCGCGCGTCTACAACGCCGCCGAAAAGAGCGGAAAGCTCACAAACAACAACGACAACTCCAAGACCGTCAACGTCGGCGGCATCACCATCAACGACGGCGGAAATGGCCGAAAGGTGGCGCGGCAGGTCGAAAAGGCCATCAGGAGGGCGCTGAGATGAGACAAAACGAGGCCATCCAGTGGATTAGCCCCAGTGGCGAGGCGATCACCATCGCCGCGTTGGGAACGCCGGTGCATCTGGACGAGGTGCGCGGGCTGGACGGGTTGGAGCAGGACATCTACACCGTCAAGGGAAGCGGACAGGCGGGTTTGAGCGTGGCGGGCGCGACGCTGATGGAGCGGGAGATCGAGATCACGGTCTCCATCGCGCGCAACCACGTCCCCTACCGCCGTGCGCTTCTGCGCGCGTTTCGCCCGGCCTCTACGCCGGGCACGCTGGTATTCCGCCGCGGCGAAGAGTCGTGGCACATCTCCGCATATGTCGAGACTGCCCCGGTGTTTGAGCTGGGCGTGCTCGAGACGGGCACGATCACGCTGCTCTGCCCCTCCCCCGCGCTGCTGGCGGGCGATGCGGACGCAACGGGAAGCGTAGACATTGCCGAGTGGATCGACGACATCGAATTTGATTTTGAGATCCCCGCAGAAGGGCACACGTTGGCGCATCGTGCGCCGCAGCTGATCGTGGACGTGTACAACGACGGCGATCTGGAGGCGGGCACGCGGATCGTGTTTGCCGCCAACGGCGCGGCGAAAAACCCGAGCCTGGTCAACGTCCAGACGCAGGAGAAAATCAGCCTGACGATTACCTTGCAGGCGGGCGACCTGCTGGAGGTCAACACGGCCTACGGCAAAAAGCGCGTCACGCTGACGCGCGACGGGGCGCAGAGTAACGTATTTAACCTGCTGGACGCGGGCAGCACGTGGATGCAGATGCATCCGGGCGACAACTTTTTGAGATTTGCCGCGGACGAGGGCGCGGACAACCTCGACGTGCGGATCTATTCATCGTCGGCTTACTCCGGCGTGTAAGGAGGGGAGATTGTTGGTATTCCAAGTATATTCGCCCGCGGGATCGGCGCTGGGGCTGGTGGAAGCCTATGAGAGCGTCACGTGGACGCGCCGCCTGTATGAGGCGGGAGAGATTGAGATCGTAGCCCCTGCCACGCCGGAGCATCTGGCGCTGCTCAAGGACGGCAACATCGTCGTGCGCGATATGACGGACGGCGATGCGGCGATCATCGAGGGCGTGGAGCTGGAGCGCGACGAAGAGGGCAGCACGATCACCGCGACCGGGCAACTGCTTGCGGGCGTGCTGGCGCGCCGCATCGTCGCACAGGACACCGCGCTGACCGGGGACGCGGAGAGCGTCATGCTCAAGCTCATCGGTGACAACTGTGTGAGCGTGGACGCCGCGCGCAAGATCCCCGGCATGAGCGTGCCCGACAGCCAGGGGCGCGGCGGCGAAGTCACCGAGTCAAAGGCGCTGGGCAAAACGGTGCTCAAGGCGCTGACCGACATTGCGGAGACGCAGGGCGTCGGGTTTAGGGTTTGCTGGCCGAGTTGGGCGGTGCAGATCGTCATGGGATTGGACCGCACCAAGGCGCAGACCGCAAACCCGCGCGCGATCCTGTCCGTGGAGGGCGAGACGCTGAATGCCATCAGCTACAAGCATGACAGCGCGGGCAGCGTCAACGCCGCGACGGTGTACTGCGATATGCGCAGCAGCGGCACGAGCCTCAACAGTTTTTCCGAGGCGGTCGGCTCCGCCTCGGGATTGGAACGCCGCGAGATCTATCTGACCGCATCGCCCAAGGACGCGGTGGTGACGGTGGAGATCCGCCCGGCGGACAAGGGCGGCGGCAAGGTGGTCACGACCGACTACACTGCGGGCGCGATCAACGTCGGCAAGCAGGCGCTTGCCGAATACGCCGTTGAGGACGCAGTCAGCGGTCGCACGTCCAACCTCGGCGGGCTGGTGCTGCGGCAGGACTTTGATCTGGGCGACAAGGTGACGATTGTCAGCACCGAGTGGGGCATCGAGCAGGACGCGGTGATTACCGAGACCACGGAGACCTACGACGCGGAGGGCGTGCAGGTTGAGATCGTATTCGGCAAGCGCTCCACGGTGCGGGAGCTGCTGACCAAAGATATAGACAAGGAGATGGGACGCAATGGCTGAGTTGTATTTTCCGTTTGCGTCGGTCTCGGGTGACCGAAAGGTGGGCCCGGAGATCTACGAGCGGATGCTGGGCGACATGTTTACGGCGGGTGTGTTTCCACGGGGCGAAATGTTGGCGGTCGCGCCGGCGAGCGGAATGCAGATCACGCTCAAGACCGGCGGCGCGGTGCTGATCCGCACGGACGCAACGTCCGCAGGTCCGCGCGGCTACCTGTACAGCAACACGGCGGCGCAGACGCTGACCTGCAATGTGGCCGACGGCGTAGCCGGGCGCATTGACGCGGTTGTGCTGCGATGGAGCCGCACAGCGCGCAGCGTGACGGCGGCGATTGTGACGGGCACGCCTGCGGCAACGCCCACCGCGCCCACGCCGACGCGGACAGCGGACACGTGGGAAATGTGTCTGGCACAAATCAGCGTTGCGGCGGGCGCGACGGAGATCACGGCGGCGCAGATCACCGACACGCGCGAGACGGAGCTGTGCGGCATTGCATCCAGCATCGCGCAGCTGGACAGCGCGGATTTTTACGCCCAGCAGACGCAGCTGCTGAATAACTGGCTGGCCGATGCGGATGATGACGCCAAGGCGCAGCTTGCGCAGCAGGCGTCGGATTTTAACACCTGGTTTGAGGCGACCAAGACGAGCGCGACCGAATACTTTGCCGAGCAGGAGACGACGTTTGAGAACTGGTTTGCTGGGATCAAAAACACGCTGGGCACGGATGTAGCGGGAAGCCTGGGCATGGCAGTCGAAGCGCTGCAAACCGACGTCGGGACGCTCAAGACCAATGTCTCCGCGCTGCAAACCACGGCGACGGGATTGCGCACCGATGTGGACGCAAAGCAGCCCAAGCGGATCACAAGCACCAACGTCAGCGTGGCTACGTCGGCGTGGGTGGCGGACAGCACGTACAGCGACTATCCCAAGGCTGCAACTGTGTCCATCTCCGGCGTAACGGCAACCATGGTGCCGGAGGTGGTATTTGCACCGGGCGATGCGACCAGCGGCAATTATGCCCCGGTCGCCGTATGCGTGGCTGGTGGCGTGAAGGTTTTTGCGGCAGAAGCACCTGAAGCGGCGATTACGCTGCTGACGATTGTGGTATGGGGGTGAGTGTATGGCAGTAGGACGGACAAATGCATCGGCAAAGGGCGGCGGGGTTGATTTGAGCATCGTGTACTCTGACACGCAGCCACCAACTGATGCGGGGGAGCTGTGGGTCAAAGACTCCGCCGCGGCGAAGAGCGTGTATGTTACGCCGTATGCGGAGCTTGCGAATTACGTTGTCACTGAGGACACTGGATGCGTTAATACGACCAGGTTATATTGCGCAGGAGCCGGAAGCTACAATGGCAAGATATACTGGATTGCGTGGTCCGGCAGCTTGTACGGTAGCGCAAAACTCTCTTTATACAGTTATAATCCACAGACAAATGCAGTAACGGCAGAGCTTAGTAATTTTTTTACTATGTCCGCGTATCAAAATATGTCGAATGTAATTGCGGCTGAACTGAAAGGGAACAAGTTTTTTGTGGCATCGTCTGGCCCCGACCTCCGATTAGCAGTGTTGGATATTGACACCTTGGTGTACACGATAAACACGAACGCAGAAATCCTTAACAATGATAATTCGAGTTACACGAACAGCAGATATGACTTTGGGTTGTCTGCGGACGGAAGCAAATTATATAGCGGGGGAAATGATTCCAAGTACCTGTATGTCTACGACACAATAACAAAGACATCGACAACGTACTATGGGAAGGTTGGCAAGAACCCTCAGTATTTTTTTGACGATGGAACTTATATCTATATCATCCATGGGTATGACAACAAAGCAATATCTGTGCTCCGATCGTCGAATTTTGATGTGGTTACAACGACCAGCGCACTGCCCGGTTATGTAAGAGCGTGCTTTATGGTTGGCGGATCAATATATATCGGTATAGGCCCGACCTCGATATATAAGTTGGAGTATAACGGTAATGCCATATCGTTTGTTCATGTTTCCGATTCTGCCCCGGAATGGGCAGAATCAACTGCTTATAATTCGGCACAAAAGTATGGAGACTTGTTCGGGACCGTCGGCCAATATACACATAGTGCCTATGCAGCAATTGGCGATACGTTATATTGCATTTGTGCTGGTGGATCGGGCATATCGTCCAATGACGTGCCGATAAAACGTGTCAAGTTTTCGGCGGCGGCGTATGCGCATGACGCGCTGATCGTGACCACTACCGGAGCGCCCAAAAACAGAACAAAACTGGTTACATCGGACGGGTTTAACGTCAAAATCAATGTCAACAAATTGTACAAGACAGACAACGCGGGCAACATGACCGAGGTCGACGGGTACAGCAAAAATTTGGCCGGAGAGTGGGTCAAAATATAAGGGGGGGCTTGCGATGTGGACTTATGAAATGTATGCGGCACGCGACACGACTAACGAAAAAATGAATCTTGTACGTGAGAGATTTGGCTTTGCCGGAAAGGATGCGTATTTTTTGCTGCGCGATGGAGTGGTTTACATGGTGCAATGGGCTGGACAATATCCGGAGCAGTACGGAGCAACGCTTGAAGAGGCGGCGGCTAATCACTGCACGGCACTAAATGCCGAAACCGATCCGCAGCCGGCATCGACAACCGACGCGGCGACGATGGAGGCCGCGCTGAATGAGTTGGGGGTGATTACTCGTGAGTAAGGTAAGATCGGACATCCTCCGGCAGGCGCAGGAGATCCGCAAGGCGACACAGACCCTCGCGGCCTACGCGCCGGACGAAGTGGCACTGGCGGCTCCTGCGGTGCTGTTTGACACATGGAGCGCGAGCGGGGTGGCCTATGCCAAGGGCGACATCCGGCAGTACAACGGCCTGCTGTACCGCTGCGCACAGCCGCACACATCACAGTCTGACCGGACACCGTCCGCTGCTGAGTCCCTCTGGACTCGGATCGCAGACCCGACGCAGGAGTGGCCGGAGTGGATTCAGCCGACCGGGGCGCACGACGCATATGCCAAGGGCGCAAAGGTCAGCTATAACGGCAAGCACTGGGTTAGCACGGCTGACGCTAATGTGTGGGCGCCTGGAACATATGGTTGGGAGGAGGCGACCTGATGCACATCCGAGTCAAGATCACCCGCGACAGGAGCGGCAGGGTTGTGACGATGGAGATGGAGGACTATCTCAAGGGCGTGGTGCCGTCTGAAATCAAGGCGGAGACCTGTCCGATGGAGGCGCAAAAGGCACAGGCTATTGCCGCACGAACGTATGCCATCCGCAAGACCATCGACCGCCGCAGCAAGCCCTACGACGTGGACGATACCGCCGGATATCAGGCGTATGGAGCGCGACCGCGTCACAAAAACAGCGACGCGGCAGTGGAAGCAACGCGCGGACTGGTGCTGATGTACGGCGGCAAGCTCATTGACGCGGTCTACACCGACAGCAACGGCGGTCGCTGCGTGTCCTCCTTGGAGCGCTGGGGCAGTGCTGTCCCCTACCTGATCGACCAGCTCGACCCCTATGACAACTCCGGCAAGGTGCGCGGGCATGGTGTAGGACTGAGCCAGACCGGAGCTGCCACAAGGGGAAAAGCGGGGCAGACATGCGCGGAAATCCTCGGATTTTATTATCCGAGGGCGGTGATAAAAAAGCTGAAGGAGGCCGACAAGATGAATCTCGATGCAAAGCTGTCCGAGAATTTTACGCTGCGGGAATTTTATGACCCGGCGAACTATGTGGACGTGCTCAAGGGCAAGGCCGCACCCATCGTGCAGCCCAGCGACATTGACCACCGCATCATCGCCCTGCTGGAAAAGCTGCGGGCGAAGTACCGCCAGAAATGGCCGGGCGTGGTGATACGCATCCGACCGCATGGCGGCTACCGTCCCGATCCGCTGAACAAGCTGGTGGGCGGCGCACCCGGAAGCCAGCACCGCAAGGGCAACGCGGCGGATTATAGCGTCGTGGTGCTTGGCAAGGCAATCGACGCGCCGACGCTGGCAGTCTGGACGGAGCATTACATGCAGGAGCTGGGCATCAAGGGCGGCATTGGGATGTACAAGGCCACCGACAATTACATCCATGTGGACGCGCGCGGAAAAAATGTCGCCTGGTACGACAGTTATTCTTCGGCCGGCTGCCCCGGACAGGGTGGTCGGCCTTGCACGTACCGCAAGGGCAGCAAGGGTGCGGGCGTGGTGCTGATCCAGCGGTATCTGGGCATCCCGGCAGATGGCAAATACGGCCCCAAAACGATGGAGGCCGTGAAGGAATGGCAGGCGGAACACGGATGCACGCCGGACGGCATCTTTGGGCGCGAGACCAACCGCAAGATGGGCTATGTGCTGCCCTGGGAGGTGTAAGCCGTGACGCAAGAGACGATCCTGTACGGGCTGCTCTTTATCCTCGCGCTTGTGCCGCTTGCGAATGTGATTATCGCCGCCGTCAATCTCTGGCGCTCCAAAAACAAGGACACCAAGGGAGACAGCGCCCAAGCGACAACGCTGCTGGTGGAGATCGGCGCAATCAAGAGCGGAGTTGAAGACATCAAGGCCGAACAAAAGGCGCAGGCCAAGACCAACATAGAGGTCTTGCAGCGGCTCACGGCGGTGGAAGAGTCCGCCAAGCAGGCACACAAGCGCATCGACCGCATCCAGGAGGGGCGCGATTATCAGGACGGCGGTCACGGTGGCTAAGCTGAGCAAAGGCACGCGGATGGCGAACAAGGTGCTGTTGTTTTTGGCAGTGTATCTGATCCTGTTTACGGTGGCCGAGACCATCGTGTTTTGCACCACCGGGCAGGAGCAGACCGAGCTGGTGAACATGACCTTTACGGTTTTTGGTGTAGAGCTGGGCGGCCTGCTGGCAAAGCGAATCGCTGAAAAGGTATTTGGCAAAAATAAAGATGCAGATACGGAGGAATAAATTATGAATCTCGATTGGACGATGATCACGGGTATTGCCGCTGCGGTGGCGTGTGTGGGTATGGCGCTGGTGGTTATCCTCTGGCTGTGCGGCAAAATCAGCTCCGACCGCGTGACGCAGGTCTGGCGCTGGGTGTGCTGGCTGGTGCAGGCGGCTGAGCAACTATTTGGAGCCAAAACAGGCGAACAGAAGCATGACTATGTTGTGGACATGCTCAAGCAGCTGGGGATCAAGGTCACGGACGAGATCGACGCGCTGATTGAGGCGGCTGTGCGCGAGTTGACGGACTAAGGAGGGAGCTGGTGTGCGATGCTTGCAGAGATCACGCGCGCCGGACTGAGCCGTGCACAGGTGGGAGCGCTGATTGACGAGTGGGTGTTTTCGGCGCGGGACAGACAGATCCTGCGCCTGAAGCTGCTGGACGGGCAGACCTATGAGCAAATTGCAGAGGCGGTGCGTCCGCAGATGTCGCCGCGGCAGATCAAGCGGATTGTGACCTGCCGGGTGGATGATTTGCTCAAGCGAGTATGATGTTGGGGTGGGCTTCGGCCTGCCCCAATTTTTTTTGATTTTTGGGGCGAAAATCTTTGGAAAGGTGTTGACAATATACGATTAATCATATATAATAATAGATGTAAGGGGGAGATGGAAATCCCCGGAACAAACGAGGAGGACATGGAAAATGAAAAAGGAACTTGCAAACGAGATTAAGGCTGTGGCACACGAGATGGGTCTTGACGCTTGGGACCGCGAATACGAGTACGTTGGCATCCGCGTGCAGGAGCAGGAGTTTGAGCTGGGTGAGATCACTCACAAGTCTCACAACTGGGGCTACAACGACAATTATGAGACCGTGGACTTTGGTGAGGAGCTTGACGGCATCTGCTGCACCCGCCTGGAGGAGGCCGAAAAAAGCGAATACTTTGGTGAACATATCGCCGTCATCTGCGGCAACCACGCTACGTTTGGCGAGGACGACGGTGAGATCATCATCGAGGATCCCGTGGTTGTCAAGATCATCAGATAATTGGAGCAGCATCAATGCCTGACGTAAAAGCAAATCTCAAATGCAGGGAGTGTGGGATCCCCATCCCACACCCCACTGCGTATCAAACGCTCTGCGACGAGTGCGCAAAGCGCCTGAAAAGTGCAATGGCGCTCCGGCCGCGTGTATGCGTCGAGTGCGGGGTTACATTTGACGGTTATCCCAAATCTAAGCGCTGTCCGGCTTGCCGGCATGAGCGCGTGCTGCGGCTTCGGGCGGGGTATCGGGCTGCGGAAAAGGCGGGCAAACAGCGCAAAATTGGCGAGACATATCTGTGCGAGAGATGCGGCAAGCCGTATACGCTGACCGGCGGATTGCAGCGATATTGCCCGGATTGCAAGGACGATGCGGTGCTGGAGGCCAATCGCGCTGCGTCCCGCGAGTATATGCGGGCGCACCGGGGCGAGCAGAAGCGATCTAAACACGCCGTCAGATATTGCGTGGTCTGCGGGAGGGATATCTCCGCGAACACCAGCACTATCACGTGCAGCCCGGAGTGCGCGCTGGAGCGGAGACGGCAGCGGCAGCGCGCTGCGGATGCTCGGCGCGGAGTCGGGCGCGGCTCACAGGATTACACCCCAACAAAAGCACGCGGGGTCCCGCGTACCCTGAAGTCGGCAAAAAAGGAGGAATAATATGGCAGTATCAGACGCCCAGAGAGCGGCGTCCGCGCGCTGGGAAAAAAAGAACCGCAAGGCCGTAGCCTGCACGCTTCCTCGAGAGGAGGCAGAAGCGTTTTACGCCGCGGTAAAAGAGGACGGCACAAGCGTCAACGATGTGCTCAAACGATGGATCCGTGACTATATGGCGTGCAGGGCTGACAAAAATGAGTCTTGCAAAACGTGAGTGGCTGTGCTATCTTATAGTTGCATACCGTGTCAGGCACGCCTCCTCGCGCGCCTGTGGATTGAAATGCGAATAGCAATGCAGACGATGCTTTTTCCAACCTTGCTCTTGCGGGGCGATGCGATGCTCGTGGTATGCGGAGCGCATCTCAGCATCCGACGCAGAGAGAGTCCCGCAAGGGACTCTCTTCTTTTTTTTGAAAATCTTCAAAAAGGTGTTGACAATATACGATTAATCGTATATAATAATAAGTGTCAAGGGGAGATGGAAATCCCCAAGAACAACGAGGAGGATGATTGAGATGTACGTATACGATCGTGGACTGTATGTATTTAATCGTGACGAGATGAGATTTATGGACGGCAAGACCGTCCTCATAATCAACACCATGCGCCGCGCCCCCGACGAAAGTCGCCCGTGCCACAACACCGACGAGATCATCGGCAAGGTGATTGACGTCGATGCCCTCCCGTACGACATTGCACATGATGCGTATGTCGTGCCGGACGTCGAGGCCATCAAGGCGGCGGTTGCCGAAAAATATCCTGTTGATTGCGCTGAGCTGGATGACGGCTCCGTGGGATGGACGAACATAGACGAGGAGCCGTGCTGCGAGTATACATACGGGGTGTGCATCCCGAGTATGTATAACATCCCTGATGAGTTGGACGATGATGAGCAGCTTGAGTGGTGGGCAGATCATCACTGGGAGCGCGACGAGGGCGAGCCGGAGTGGTATGATACGCTCAAGGAGGCTCTCGCGGCAGCTGACAAAGCGTTTTCTGCCGGACAGCCCATCCCCTGGATCTACATCCAAAAATTTAACGTCAAGACCGGCGATCCGGAGTACGAGCTGGATGAGATCGAGCTGGATGCGGATGAGGACGGCAATTGGGACATGGGGTCGGACGATCCGCTGGCGTGGAAAGAGTACAATCTGGCTTGTGACGAGGATGAGGTAGACAATGCCTGAGATCAGAGCCAACGTTATTTGCCGAGAGTGCGGGACACCAATCCCGCACCCTACTCGGTATCAAAAACTTTGCGACGAGTGCCAGCAAAAAGCAATCCACAAGGGCAAAAAAGTTGAACGCATTTGCACCGAGTGCGGTCGGAAATTTATCGGCGGGCCCAGTGCCAAGAGATGCCCGGACTGCAAGCGTGAGCGCGACCTAGAGAGAGCGCGGCTGCACCAGCAAGCCAAGGCTGCGGGGCACGCGCGGGAGCTTGGAAGGACGTATATCTGTGAGGCGTGCGGAAAACCTTACGTCCTCAATAGTGGGATGCAAAAATATTGCCCGGACTGCATGGAGGAGCAACGCAAAAAAGATACCCGTGAAAAAGTGAATGACTACATGCGTGCCAATAAAGGCAAGTATCCCAAATACCCGCGTATGAGAGTATGCGTGATCTGCGGTAAGATACTCGAGCCGGGGACGCGCGAGATTACATGCAGCCCGGAATGTGCGGAAAAAAGAGCGTTGCAACAATACGACGCGTCAATGGGTAATCCTGATCCGGACTATCACCCGACAAAGGGCGCCGGGCATCCGCAAAAATCCAGACGCCAGATGACTGAGCTCTCGACGTCAGGAGCGACCGATCAGTTAGTGCAACCCCACAAAGCAGTCTGTTGCAAATTGCCCGTAGATGAGGCTAGGTCGTTTGCGAATGCGGCTCTTGTTAATGGGATGTCCGCATCACAACTCTTGCAGCAGCTGGTCCGCGACTACATGGCAAACAAAGACATAGCGGCGTTGGCGGCCGCGGCTGAAAAATTACCGAAGCACGCGCGCCGAGATGTAAAAAAAACTTGTCAAAAGTGCGGTATCGAATTTATGGGAGATCGCATTGCAAAATACTGCCCCGCATGCAAGATAGCGGTCCAGCGCCAGCAGACGTTAGACTACTCAAGACGCATGCGCCCAAAGACCAGCCGCCATGTAGGCGAGGTCTATCCGTGCAAGCGCTGTGGTAATGATTATGTACTAGAGACTCCTGGTCAGCAGTATTGCCGTAAGTGTGCCAAGATTGCATATAGAGAGTATGCAGCCAATGCATATCAAAATAAGCGAGCCCGCGAAGCGCAAAAAAAAGAAGCAACGCCGGAGGAAGAGTCACAAAATACAGATCAGTGATAAGCCGCCCCACATGGGGCGGCTTTTTTGTCCCTAAAATGTCCCCATTTTGACACCGAAGTGTCCCCTGCATGACATCGTGCAGGGGGCGCTTTTTTTTTACAATTTTATCAGGAGGTGGAGAAAAGATGAATGGATATGGCAATCCTTACGGCTACCCCTATAGCCCCGGATATCAGCAGCAGATGTACGGGCAGCAAATGCCGCAGCGGTATGAGCTGGTCAAAGTCAGCGGACGCGGCGGCGTGGACGCGCTCCGGGTTGCGCCGCGAAGCGAGCTGCTTGCAATGGACACGTCCCGCGCCGACGTGCTGCTCGCGTGGTACATCCAGGCGGATGACGCAGGTTATAAGTCGGTGACGCCCTACGTGCTGACACCTTACACCGATCCCGCGCCGATTGATGCAACGAACATCGAGCAGAGGCTCAAGAGATTGGAGGAGATCATTGATGGCAAATCCGTTGCTGGCAAGCCTACAAAAGCAGACCGCGCCGCAGCAGCCCGCCAACCCGTTGCAGATGCTGGCGGAGTTTAGGCGCTTTGCGTCCGGCATCATCCCGTTGCAGATGCTGGCGGAGTTTAGGCGCTTTGCGTCCGGCATCACCCCGCAGCAGGCGCAGACAAAAGTCGAAGAGCTGCTGCAATCCGGGCAAATGTCGCAGGAGCAGTTTGAGAGCCTAAAAAAACCGGCGCAGGATTTTATGGAGTTTCTTAAATAGCCGGTGCGCAACGGCTATTTGTGAATAAATCTATCAAAAAAGGAGTGTGCGTAATGGACAATAATTACAGTCTCTCTGATCTGCGTGCGGCGGTCGGCGACGAAGACAAGGGCTTCGGCGGCGGCATGGGCGCATGGTGGATCATCATCCTCTTTTTGTTTGTCTTTATGGGCGGCGGCTTTGGCGGCTGGAATCGTCAGCAGGTGCAGCCGGGCGAGTTTGGCCAGTATGCGACCGCTGCCAGCCAGCAGCAGATCCTGTTTGGGCAGCAGTTTGGCGAGATCAACGACCGCCTGACGGCGCTGGGCAACGGCGTGGCGTCGCTGGGCTACGATATGCAGGGCAGCCTCGGTCAGCTTGGCAAGGACATCGCCCTCGGCCAGGCGGGCACCAACACCACGATCATGCAGACCGGCAACGCCTTGCAGCAGCAGATCGCGTCCTACTGCTGTGAAAACAGGCTGGCAACCGCCAACCTCTCGGCGCAGATCGACCGTCAGACCTGCGACATTACCACCGCGATCCACGCAGAGGGCGAAGCGACGCGCAACCTGATCCAGACCAGTGAGATTCAGCGGCTCCGCGACAAGGTCGCTGGGCTTGAGATGGACAGCCGGATGTGCGGCGTAGTCCGCTATCCCATGTCCTACTCCTACAACGCCGGACCCTCCCCGTTTTGCGGGGGCGGTTGCAATTGCGGCGTGAATATGTAACCAACTGAGCAATGGCCCATTAGGCCGACAACATGAGCGGCAGGGTGTAAACCCTGCCGCTTTTTGAAGAAAGGAGTTTGTAATATGGCACGCAATCTGATCTATACGGTAAACACCACGGGCGCCGCCGCGCCGATCGGCAGCACCGTCCCTGTGGGCAGCATCATCCGGCGGTACGGCAAGTGCATCAGCGCCGAGGGCGAGAGTATCGTGCTGCTTGAGCCGGGAGATTATCTTGTGACGATGACTGCGACCGCGACGGCAGCGACCGTCGGAAACGTGGCGCTTGGCATCCAGCAGGACGGCGTCGCCGTGCCGGGAGCGACCGCAACGGAGACCGTTGCGACAGCAGGCACCGAATACGTCAATCTGTCGTTCGCCCCCATCGTGCGCGTGAGATGCTGCGGCAATGCGCGTCTCACCGTTGTGGTTGCCGGCACGACTGAGCCGACGATCACCAACCTTGCGATTGGAGTGGTCCGCGTATGATGGACATATTGACGTCGATCTATGGTCAGGTGGATGAGGAGATCCAGGACGCGAGGGACTATGCGGCGGACGCGATGCGCTGCAAATCGTCGCACCCGGAGCTTGCCCAGATCTACATCAAGCTGTCCGGCGAGGAGATTCAGCATGCGCAGATCTTGCAGGGAGCGGCAGCGCATCAGGTCGCGACGCAGGATCAAGCGCACCCGCTGTCCAACGACGGCAAGACGCTTACGGACTGGATCAAATCGTGTCAGGACGAGCGCATCCGCGATGTAAAGCGTATGCATGAGGCATACCAGGCTGCGAAGTAGGTATGCAGTCAACCATATGTCAATATTTGCAAAAAGTCGACCAGAGTTCGAAAATAAAAAAGCCCCAGATAATGGGGCTTTTTGTTTCTGATATTTAGCAATTTGACAAATGGGATTTGCCTGTTTTTTGCCCAGAAAAAGCCGAAGATTCTCGGCTTTTTTGGGAGCTGCGGTTGACGAACTGTCAACCATATGTCAACTTTTGCAAAAAATCAAAGGTGTGGTCAATCTGCTTGACTCCGAGCCGCCGCTCCTCCTCCTGCAAATGAGTGTATATTTTTAGAGTAACCTGTATATCTTTATGACCGAGCCACTCTTTCATGTGCATCAGATCGGCGCCGGCGGAAAAAACCAGCGACGCAAAATTATGTCGAAAATAGTGCGCGGTCAATACGGACGTGCCATCCTCACGCAGCTCGATCTCAAGGCCGCGCTCCTTGGCGTACGCGGCGACCTCGCGTCTGAACACGATCCACATCCTCCGCATCTCGCTCTCGGTCATGGGCAGGATGCGCCCGATGCCACGGTTGGCGCGCAACATCTCCATCAGCGGCGGCGCGATGGGAATGTATCGGATTGCCGCATCGGTCTTGCCGTGGTCCTCAATTGTGCGCTTAAAATTACGATCCACCGTCACGGCTTGATGGATGGAGGCTATTCCGCGTGCCCAATCAATATCGTCCCACGTCAGCGCCATGCCTTCGGCATTGCGGAGGCCGAGATAGTAATATATGGCGTAGCCCAGCCGATACGGGGACACCTCCATCAGATGGAGGACACACTCCTTTTCCGCTGGCGTAAATGCCCGGCGCGGGTGCTCCGGCTTGCTGGCTCCCTTGGGCGGCTTGATATTGGCGGCGGGATTGCGCACGAGCAGCCCGTCCTCATCGGCCATTGCAAAGATCATGTTGAGCACTGCCTTGCACATTGCCTTGCTGGATGCGCTGCTGAGCGTACCGATCACCTCATCTAGCTCCGACTTAACGATTGTGCGGATAAAACGGCTGCCGAACGGCTTGAGCAGATGAGTGTTGAGCATAGCACGGTAATTTTTTGCGGTGGAGGGCTTGACCTCCTCAAAGTGGATTTTGTACCAGCGTTGAGCGTAGGCGCCGAAGGTGATGGATCCGGCGTCCACGCCGTTGCCGCTGGCGTAGCGGGCAATGAGATCCTGCTTTGCTGCCTCCATCTCTGCCTTGGTCTTTCCGACTGCCCACTTGTAGACCGGCGTGCCGTCGGCGGCAATACCGACGCGCACCTTGCCCTTGTACCGTTTATCTACTCTTTCAGACCTTTTCTTTTTTTGCGCCATGTTATAGCACCTCCGTCTGAGTTGTTGCGCATTTTGCAACAACTGATGGTTTGCGATTGCTGAGGGTTCATGCTATAATGACATAGCAAGACCGTCTTGATCGGTGGTTTTCTGCACGCTCCATCCGTGTTCCCGCGCGGATGGAGCATTTTGTCGTTTTAAGGGACTTTTTACACGCGGAGTGCAAATAATTTGATTAGATGCACTGACGGTATAAATTTTCAATAAAGATTTTGATTAACGGACGTTATTTGCTTGCAAATCCCGGCTGAGAGTGCTACGGTGGGTATAGAGGATTAAAAGCAAATATAGGAGGCATCGTCATGAAGGACACCAATCTGCTCATCGCCCGCATCGTTACCGTGCTCAAGCATCTCACTCCCGGCGCGTTGCGCCGCGTGCTCGCTGCTGCCGAACGCGAGTGCGCCAAAATCCAGCGCCGCGAGCGCGGGGAGGGCGAGTATACTGCAAGCAGCACGACACGGGAGGACAAAACATGAGATACATTGATTTAGTCGAATATCCGACTGTCGGGGAGATTGTATTCCCCGACGAGCCGGAAACAATCTACATCAACCGATTTGCTCTGCCGATGTGCCGTCACGATCGGCTTGCTGTCGCTGAGTCTGCAAAAATTCTGCGTGCTGCTGCATATCCTGCGCAATCGCCGCTCGATCTGCTGTCGCATCGCAGATCGTCAATATTGCATCTTGTACCCTCTCAGGGATGAAATGTATGAGGTTGACGATCTGCTGCTCTTTCACCGTAAGCTCTCGCTCTATATGGGCGGGAGCTTCTTTTTTTGGTGATTGATTGCTGTCCAGAGCTTGCAGACCAAGCTCGACAAGCGCAATCACAGCACTGTTTTGCGATTTGTATTTCTCGTTATACCGATACTCTTCGACTTTATCGTACATTTCCTCTGGGATTGCGATCGAAAACCGAGGATGTTTTGTGGGCATGATATCACCTCCTTGTCTTTTATTATACATCAATGCACCACTTTTATCAATAGAAAGTACACCACTGACGCACTTTTAACATAAAAAAGTACACCAAAGATTCGTAAAAATGCTTGACAAGTACACCGATGGTGTACTATAATTTAGATACAAGGTACACCAATGGTGTACTGCGAA